GGCAGCATTTCCCCAAGGCGTTAGCCTGGTTGGGCCCCCTCTTAGGGGTCCGACCATCCGGTGCAAAGCGCTACCAGAAGGTCAGACCTTGTCGAGAGGGCCCTTCCCCAAAAAGTCAATCTTTTAGGTTGACTTCCGTCCAGCTCTCCCAGCTGGACCCACCACAAAGCGACGCAATGTCGCTTGTAGGAGGGATATAATCCCAATACGGGGTTACTCCCTGCTTCGTGTGGTACCGCAGGTCGCTTTGCCTAAGCGATATGCGGCAGTCACGAATGCTGCCATGAAGAAACGCTAACAATAACCCTTCAGGGTTATAGAAGCGCCGCTTCAGCTGTTTAGGAACACGAATTTCACCGTCCTTAATGGTTAGACGCTTAGGGTTAGCCTGCCTCTTGCGGTAGATAACCGCCTGAGTTCCAGGTTGCCTCTTAACATCTTCGACCATCGAGTAAGGCACTCGTATTCCAGCATCGTGGTTTTCAGCTGGTGGTATGGGTAACCACCGGACGCTGGCCACTAGCCGCCTGACCGTTTTACGGAGAGGAATCCCCGTTTTAGCGGACCAGACGTTCAGCGCGTTGATAACAGCATAACGCGATTCTACGCTTTCGAGGCGCTTTACATAGACGCCTCGAACGTCACGACCACGAAAGTAGTCGCGACCGCAGGACTCGCGAAAGACACCTTCAACGAAGGACTTGCTGCTATTCACCTCAAATCCAAGGAGGTCAAGGAGGCGAATCACACGGTGTGTGACTCGCTTATGACATATGATGTCATCTCCAAATACCCCCCAAAACGATTCCAGCGAAACATCGCTGGCGTCGGAGGACAACGAGGTAGTGTACGGTCGACAGGGTTTAATGCCCATCGACTTAATACACGCAACTACGACGCAAGAGAACACAAGGGTTTCTAAAGGGAACGTAAAGCCGTTCCCCATCGTACTAACCATGTGCAACTCTAGCGGACCGCTGCTAGAACCCGTTACCGGGTCGATGCGCTCGCCGCTTGGCGAACGTAACAGCACTAACAAGTCCCAGATGGGACGAGGTAATGCCCATTTCAGCATGGTGTTACCCATCGAGTCAGAAGCATTGCTTAGGTCTAGCGTAGCTAGAGCATCAGTCACGCTTCCGATACGAGCCGCCTCCTGGTTTATCTGAGACTGGGACGAGATATCGAGTCCAAAGAAGGACACGAGTCTCTGTTCCAGCAGTCTGCCGAGCCCTAGTTGATAGAACATATTCAACGAAGGCTCCACGGCAATTAACCTGGATGATGTATCGTCTTTTGGAACGAAGCTGAACCTACTACCTGAAACCAACGTTGGTTCTCCCCATTGCACTGCGCGGTTGGATTCCGCGGAGTCCCATGTGGAACACGAATCATTGGCTGTCGCGTTACTATAAGCGACTATAAGAGCCTCTTTCGTACAAGTAAGGGGTGAGTCGAAGAACTTCGTATAGAAGTCCTCCCCTCGTGCCCCCCGTGCTGCCCCCGGTCCACAACGCCCGTAGTCAAAAAGACTATTGACGGAATGGATCAGGTTAAAGCCCTCGGGGTAGAAGAACCGATACAGCAAGTTTTGAAACTCGCCGCAAAGCTCTTCATCGAGACTTGTATTTCGAGCTAAGGCCCAGGTTCGGCAACGGTCGTTAGACCGAAGGAACTTTTGCCACGCCACAGCGTCTCCCTCTGGAGTCGATCTACGCGAAGCATTACGCTTCTTGTAGAAGGACTTGACCAGCGAGATAGCCGCGACTTGGTGGTACGATAGCTCTGGAGACCAATCCTGACCTGGCTTATAGCCAGAAGGAAGGTATCCCGAGAGGTCGTCTATTAGGTCAGAAAAGAGCTCATCCGACTGAGTCATAGATCAGCTTTCTCCTAGTTTCTCGCAGAAGCATCACGTAGGCCTGACGTTTACAGTGCGAGCCCAAAGGCACGCGCCATAAGGTCAGCAAGAAGGCCGAAGAATCTTTGGCCTTCAGGGCTGAGTGCAAGATAGCAAACAGCCGCTACGCTACCCACGAAGACCACCTTACGGTGGTTGGTTCGTGGCTTTCCTCTTCTCATGACAGGACACTCTAGCTTGCGCTAGAGAGTACCCGCGATGATAGAGGCAGCGATATCATCTGCGCTTTCTGCAAGCGCAGCAAGATACATCGCGATGCCAGCCCGGACGCTTTCCGGATCGGCGACGTCGGCACCTGCCGGCACGCCGAACTCAGTCCTACAGGTCATTACCTGCTTGGGCTGACCGGATAGAACGTCAACGCCCTTTTTGGCGCTGGCGATCCACACGTTCTTCGGGTTATTTGCGAGCTGCCCACTCTGCTGCAGCGCCGGTTGCGTGCGAAGCACGGCCGGCCTCAAAAACTGCAGCGTGAATGGGTTAGAGGCAGAGCTGATCTCCACACCCGTTTGGGTGCCACCGAGTGCAGACACGGCGTAACCTTTCCCATTCGCAGGGGCCTGATCGGCCACTAACGTATAGGTAGGGTTTGTGAGACCTGTAAAAGTCGTCAGAGCGACGACGGGAGAAGTAACTGCAATCGTCATGATTGTAGCTCCATGTCCTAAGGGACTTTAACTGTATCGAATCTTACCGCCCGATTCAGCACTCACTTTAAGAGTACCGAATTTTGCGGCAGAACTAACGTGCGCTTCTTGAAGCGCATCGTCGAAGTTCGCCCAAAGGCACCACGTCCACGTTTGGATCTGTTGCCTCGGCGATTCGGTGGCGTCAAAATCCGCATCGTACACACACATACTCGCCGCAGCGCGGCGAGCACGGTCGAGTACGATAGCAGGAATATCACGCCATCTCTCGTCAGAGGCATAGACCCGTAACATAGACGCAGCGCCAAGAGCGAAATTCTCGACGACACCTTCAAGGAAGGCTTTAATCCGCTCATTCTTGATTGGCGGAACAGCGAGAACGTCAGTATTAAAAAAGACGTCCTCCATCTGTCCTACCACTTCGAGGAGTTCATAACGCTCCTCGTCGATCAAGAAGTTGCGGAACACGTTCTCTACAGTAACGGTCACAAGGCTTTTTGCCATTGTCATCGTAGTCTCCATTGGATCTTAGTCGAAAGACCAGTTCCGATCACCTTTCCGATTCGCTACCAGAGCGGCTATGTTTAGCCACTTGAGGCTCCCAAAGCTGGGAATCTTAAAAGCCAAGGACGGGACACCATGTCCCGTATACTTCGCTCTAGAGACGCTAGTCTTAGAGGTGACAATTTCTGCGAACGCGCCAGTTACGGTAACGCTATCATCCAAATATTTGGACGACCAGCCATGTCCCTCGTAACTCTTCCTCACGGTGCGATTGCACCATGCTAGTCGAGTAAACAAGTTTGACATGCCGTAAATTATTCCACCAATATTAGTGAAATAATCTGCTAGGAACGAGTAGGGAATCAGCTCCCAGGCTGTAGGAAGGAAGTCTTTTGGACGAAAGCCCAAAAGCTTCGGATCCATCGAGCCAGGGTGCTGCCCTTCTACTCTCAAGGCTCCTCGATAAATCACAGAAATGTGACTATCTGTCCGCGTGTGTACCTGAACAAAAGCGAATGATTCGCCATTGTTGGACACCGACTCGATGCCGATCGTATTATCCTCCGCCTTCGCCGTAATACGGCGGGTGTAGGCTGACTGTCCGGTTGTATAGATATTCAGCGCGTTATGCGCCGACTCTATATCCGACAGAAACGGTCGCCAACCGAGTTGCATCTCGAGCCATGCGTCTGCGAGGTTCTCCGCTATTTTCCTTTTATGAAGGAGAATAGATCCGAGGCGTCTTTGCGCGCGAATGCGCACTAGAATGCCTCGTTGATCGTCTACAAGACGACGGAGTCCTTGTGCAGGACTTCTTAGCATTTGGAGAGTCTGTCGAAGCTCACCGAGGACGACGCCGCCTTGTATGGCGATTTCGGCCTCATTGACCTTCTGAGCAAACTTTCCCAGCGCGAACGCATTAGCGCTCGTCTCATCTAGCGTCGCAGGATTAGCAGCCGGAGGTTGCACCGAAAAGTGGTGGGCTCCTTTCATCAAAATGTAAAATGCGGGGTTCGGGATTTTCTTCACGAACTTTAGGTTAGCGCTTTTCACGCGCACCGTGCATTTACTCCCAGTAAGCGACGTGGTGGCATCTCTGCCCTCACGAAGCGCCTGCTTCCAATCGGGGTTTGAATCCCCGTAGGTAACAGTATCAAACCACTGAGCAGTGGATTGATAGTATCCATCACCGATTGACTGACCCGTGACAGTGTCACGGTAGTCCATTCCGGATTGGACACCGATACTCTGGGACAATGATTTTGATGTCATTTTTGCTGTCTCTGCTAGGTTTCGAATCAACGAGTGTCGTCGTGGCTTATGCCGAAACGACTGGGTCGCGCGCTTAGAGGAGTGAAATCCTCCGGGGCGCGCG